AGGGCAGAATGGTTGTGAGTGGCGCATCGACATCATCAATTTACGACTAATCATGGGCATATTCGATAGATTCAGAGCACAAAAACCAGCAGAGATGGAAGTCATCTCTCCAAATTATGAGGCATTCAGCACACCATTCTTGAAAGTTGGTGGCGCAAACCTCTCTTTGCCATACGTCAACGGCAGATACACCACCGCTGGATGGATTCCATTTGGACAAGACAATATGTATCCAGAGCTGCTCAATCAAATGGTGTTCAGCTCGCCTCTTCATGGTGCCATTGTGGACTACAAGACCAACGCTGTCATTGGTGGTGGCTTCGACATCAAAGTTGATGGTGCAACAGCCAAGGATTTGCTTGACCTCTACACATTCGAGAAGAAAGTAAACATTAAAAAGATTGCAAGAGCAGTCACTGAGCAGTTGGTTGTGCACAATCGTGTTTACTTCCGCTTGGTATTTGATGAGAAAATGAAGCTCAAGAGAGTGCATAACGTATCGCCAGAGAAGGTGAGACGTGGTCGTCAACCAAATCAGTACTTCATCTGTGAAGATTGGTCGGCTCGAATCAATGTGCAAGAAATCAAGAAGCATCATCCGACTTGCACTGATACAGAGCAGTTGTTCGTCTATGAGGTGGAGACACTTGGTCAAGATTGGTATCCGTTGCCGAAATATTCAAGTGCTTTGAACTTCGCATTCCTATCCGGTGAGCTTTCGTATTTTGCAAAGTCAAACATTCAGAACAGCATCTTCCCATCATTTGCGATCATGTTCCCAAAACGTCCGCAATCGGAGGAGGAAAAGAACGTACTGCGTAACACCATCGACAAACTCAAGGGAGCACAGAACGCTGGCAAGACTGCCGCATTCTTTGCGAACTCACAAGACCAGCTTCCAAAGATTGAGAGCATCCCAACCAACTCGAATGACAAGCTCTTCCAGGAAGCATCTGCACTCAACACAGAGCAAATCTGCTTTGCTCACACCATCGACCCAATCTTGATGGGTGTCCGCACCACTGGCTCACTTGGTTCTGGTAGCGACATCAAGCAAGCATACATAATCTTCGAAAAGAACGTTGTCATGCCATTGCGTGAGCAAGTGCAAGATATCTTCAATGAGATTCTCCACATCGCCAAACTCGGATTCGCTGACTTCACCATCAACAACTTCCAAATCATCAATGAGACCATCGTTGAAATCGAAGGGGATGCCAGCAAGACATCTGACGCACTCAACTCACTCAGCCCATTGGTTGCTACCAAGGTACTTGAGACAATGACCATCAATGAGGTCAGAGCACTCGCATCACTTCCACCGATTGAAGGTGGTGACATCACGTCAAATCAAGCACAAGCAGCAGCACAATCTCAAATACCTCAAGCGTAATGTTGTATTTTATCACTGAAAACTACCTCAAGACCAACACACCAATCACCGCCAATGTGGATGTGACTGATGTGTTCCCATATGTAGCCACTCAAGCACAGCTCAGAGTGATGCCGATATTGGGCACCGTATTCTACAACCATTTGCTCGATGCTTACAACAACCAGACTCTGACTCCTGAAGAGGAGCAGCTCGTGGCTTTCATTCAGCCCGTCATCGCTTGGAGGTCTGCCGAAGATGCTGTCTTTGGCTTGACATATCAGCTCAAGAACAAGGGGCTCCAGCAGCAGAGTGGTGACTTCTCTCAGCCAGTAGGGCGCAGTGAGGTGGCATTCGGCATGGAGCACTTCGCTCAGAAGGCTTCATTCTTTGAGATGCGTCTCATCAGATATCTGGTCAAGAACCGAGCAGAATATCCGATATTCATCAGCCATGAGAATCGTGACACCGACCTTCGACCACAAATCGAATGCAACCAATGCATCGGTGACTGCTTCATGGATGGTGTATGGAACTGCGGATACCCACGCAACAACGGATACAACAATCAAATTCTTGTTATCTGATGAAAAACAGCCTCTTCATTTTGACCGCTTCATTCTTAACTATACTCGCACCAGTGCAGCCAATGGTATTGGTTGCCATTCTTGCCATATTCATTGACACCATATTCGGAGTATGGAGAAGCGTAAAGAAAGGAGGCTGGCAAGCATTCAAATCTCGCAGACTATCCGACACAATCGGTAAGTCATTGCTCTATTGTGGTGGCATCATCTTCACCTTCCTTATTGAGAAGTACATAGCTGGTGACATCATCGCTCACTTCATTTCTGTTGAGCTCATCATGACAAAATTTGTAGCTTTCTTTTGCGTAATAGTGGAAGTCAAAAGAATCAACGAATCATATGAGAGCGTGACCGGCAAGAACATCCTGGCTGCGATGCGTAAATTCGTCACACGATCCAAAGCCGAGCTCGACAACTGGAAGTGACTCCACTCGACTGCTCACGATAACTGAACACCGAGAATCCCCCGATGATACTGTTGTCGGGGTTTATTAAAGTCCAGTTTATTGGACAAAAAACTTGACAAATGGTAAAAAGCTACACCGATAAGCAACTACTGGACCGAGTCAAATCACTCGTCAACTATATTGGTATTCCAACCGAGCACTGGATTCTTGGAGTGCGCTCCGCTGAAGATACAGCCAACAGCTTTGACGATAAGTTCTACCTATTCAAGGGCGAGGAATTCATCTGGGTGACATCTGGAACCACCAATCCAGGCACACCGACTCTCAAGCAATTCGAGAAGGTCAACAAGAAGGGTGCTGCTGTGCTCAAATCCGACCAATGGTACTATGATGTTTGGAAGTTCGGCAAGCACAATGGCAAGGTCGATGCATTGCTTCAGCTCGGAGCTGCTGTCCAGGTGTATCGTGACACTGACAAGGATGATGACAGCGAGCAGCAAGGCAAGCTCGACACCGGATACTTCGGCATCAACTTTCATCCCAACACATACGACTTGAGCAAGCCTTCAGGCACTTCCATTGGTTGGTGGTCAGCTGGTTGCCAAGTGGTCAACAACGTCACCAAATACAAAGAGTTCATCAAGCTCTGCAAGCCACAGAAATTCACCTCTTATTGTCTCATCAATGAATTTTAAGTCACTTATTTTACTGATTCTTGTGACAAGTTGCACCGCCAACTATCACCTGCGTAAAGCAATCAAGAAAGGATATCGCTGCGACAGCGTGGCTGACACCATTCGCATCACGTCAGTGGACTCATTTCCCGTGATTGTAGACAACAAAATTGTGTACGAGTACTACCACACCACCAAGGACACCATAGTGCGCTACAAGACGTCCTATGTGCCAAAAACAAGATGGCAAACTCGCATCGAATACAAGCTCAAGCGTGACACCATTCGCCAGGTGCAGAAGATAGAGGTGGCAAAGTACAAATCACAAAAAGAAAAGCCCGCATTTTGGGTGCTGATTCTCGGCTTTGTGATTGGGATGGGAACAATGTATCTGTTTAGATACTCTAAATCAAATATATGATATTAAAAAAGCACGCCAAGAACATCCACGAGCTTCAACTCGAGGGTAACTTGGTCAAGATAGCGATGCTATCAGACATCCATTGGGACAATCCAAAAAGCGATTGGAAGCTGCTCAAGCGTGACCTCGACTATTGCCTGGAGCACAACATCCCCGTCATGATTAATGGCGATATGTTCTGCCTAATGCAAGGCCGTGGTGATCGTAGAGGCAACAAGTCAGACATCCGACCAGAGCACAACAATGCAAAGTACCTGGATAGTGTGGTTGAGACCGCTGTTGAATGGTTTCTACCATATGCTCACATCCTGACGGTAATCGGATACGGCAATCACGAGACCGCAATCATTAAGTATCAAGAGACTGATATCCTTCAGCGATTCGTGGACCTTCTCAACTACAAAGCTGGAAGCAATGTCTTTGCCGGTGGATATGGTGGGTGGTTGATTGTTCGTCAGATATTCAATATGAATGTGCAAATGAGCACCAAAATCAAATACTTTCACGGCAGTGGTGGTGGAGGTGTAGTCACCAAGGGAGCACTCAATTTGACTCGTGCTCTTGAGATGTATGAGGACTTCGATGTGTTCACTATGGGCCACATCCACGAAAATGCAGCTCGCAATGATGTGCGTGACACCGTTACATTCCATTCAAAGACCGGATATCGCCATCATCACAAAGACATCCATCTCATGCTCACTGGTACCTACAAGGAAGAGTACGGTGATGGCTCAAAAGGATGGCACGTTGAGCGTGGTGCTCCAGTGAAGCCAACTGGAGGGCGTATCCTTACAATTGAGTGCGGAAGATATATCGATGACAACGTGAAAAAAACCGCCAAGTCTATCGACTCAATTAAATTTCCTTTGTAATTTAGTGCCGTATTCATAATACGTTGTTTTGGGGGAGCTTTCGGGCTCCCTTTTTTGTTAGTTATAACCTACATAAACGGCAAAATTCCGACTTTCTTCATATTATATGTCACAAAATAAGGGTAAATCCTTACAAAAGTTGGCATAAAATCAGGGTAAAACCTTACGCTCCAAAAATAAATGTGAAAAAAAATAAAAAATTTGTTTAGAAAAGTTTGCAGATATGCAAAACTTACATATCTTTGTAAGGTCAATAAGGCACAAAACAAAATAAAACGCTATGAAAACAATTAATTACAAAGGCTTCGAAATTACAGAAACAACTCAAGATGGTGGTGCTACTACAGCAGTAGCTTATTTCAATGGTTCATTAATGTTTGGAACATTTAGCCACTTAGACAAATTAAGCGCAATCGATAAAATGATTGTAAAAATTGATAACTACTTAAACAAATAATATTATGAACAAACAACAAATTTTAGAACTAATCCGAAGCAAGGAACAAGAATTGTATGCTGATTTCAAACATTGCGAGTGGCAATACGGCGTAGAACACAAGCACACTCGTTTTTCTTTTGGTGCTTGGGGCTCAATTTTAAATTTATTAGAAACAATCGAAGAAAATGAAAACAATTAAGAACCTAACACAAGACCAACGTGACACCCTTGGTGGTGCCGCTGTGATGGTAGCTGGACTCGCATTCCTATTCTGGCTTTCAACAACCGTATCAAGACCAGTGATGG